GAATTACTTTGTATAAGTAACTAAACCAGTGATCATCTTTTGGTGTAGGTGTTATTGCTGCTATTACTGAGGCAATAGAAATTATAGCTGTAATCCACGCAAATATATTTAAAGTTGTCATATTCGTTCTCCTTTATTTTTATCTGTAATACAGACTTACTAATATTATAGTGCAAAAATGCCTAGTCGCCTATAACCACATCAAAAGCTAATACATATCTATCTATTTTTGGTACACCCTCTTCCGCTTGATGATATAGTCTTGAATCAAATACATTCCAATAATTTACTTGTGGTTTGATCCTTTCATCATCACAAAATTTAGTTCCGAAATCGGTTTTAGTTAAATAAGCTATTCCTGATATATTAAATTTTTCAGAATTACTTACGTGGTTATGCCTTATAGAATCTATTTTTGCGTTTGCTTTATTTAAAAATACCCAACATTTTTTATGTAAAATATTTGGTTGATAGCTTAAATATTTACATACAGTAATATCAATAGATTTATTTAGTTCTAAAAAGTGTTTATGTAAAGTGCCAAAGGACTGAATTCTTGCGTGTTCGCATTTTGGATATTCTTTGCAACAAGGATTTTCTTTTATAAAATAATTTAGTTTTTTTAAAAAATTTTTATTGTTTATTTTTTTTAAAATATCACAATGATAGGTTTCGTACATTATTGTTTAAAAAAAGCTGGCAATCCTAACATAGGCCTACCGTCAAATTTATTTTGTTTTACATTTTTATTACTTGCATCGTTGTAGTGTAAAAACACTTGTACGCAATTTTTACCCAAAAAGGGATCCCTCCAATGCTCTAATTCACAACCACGATACATCAACATATCACCTTGCTCTAAATTTACTTCAATATTAGGCTCTATATATATTGACCACTCATCTCCACCTAAATTCATAGTAGTTGATATCTCGCAAGAATATCTATCTTTGTGTCGTTTTAATTCATCACCGTTTTTATAAATTCTTGCATAAGAGTAAGTTTCTATAAGTTTAATTTCTGATTCTTTTTCCATAATTGGTTTTACTTTTTGCAATAAAGTTTCCATAACTATGTCAGAATAATGTGAGTAAGTTTCAGGTATTTGTGTATCATTCCAAACACCAAAGTATTCTGTAAATTGAGATATGTAATGAGTATCAAACAAATGTCTTGCTACTTTTCTTTTGTTTAAAAAGTATTGATAACAAAAATCTGCTAGTTCTTTTGATATAGCATTTTTAATTATTTGGTATTTATCTTTTTTAAAACTCATAAAAAATTTGCAACCATAACTATTCTTTTTTCACCTATATCAGGACATTCTTGATAATGTTTGAGTTTGCCGTCAAATATAATGACATTATCTTCTTTTGGGTTTGAATAAATTTTTTGATTATCTTCTCCTAAAACTATTGTTTTTCCTTGTGAAAACTTTGTTAAATAAACTATAACGACTTTATGGGGAAAATTTAAATCTATATGTGGAATACTAGATTTTACAGTGCTATGTGGTGTCATGTTTATATTCATACGATACATAACTTCCAAGTCTATGTTGTTAAAATCAAGTATTTCTTTCAAAATAGAATAACATTCATCAAAATAAGTAGATACTCTTTCGGGTATAGGAGGAATTTGTTTGCCATAACTTTCATGCGATGGTCTGCCCAATAAACAATGAGCAAAAAAACCCATGTCTTCTTCATCTGTATTAGAAACAGTTTTATCAAGGTAATACCAAGGAAAGTTGTTGCTCAATACTAATTTTTTTAAATTTTTGTAATTTTCTGTAATAGGATTTTTTAATTCAGTAATCATCTAAACGGATACCCCAAATTCCAACACACCAAGGAGTGCCGTGTTCCTTTAGTAACAGGTGTGACCCTATGCCAAACAAAAGAAGGAAAAACTATAATGCTCCCTTTTGGCCTAATTTCTTTACATATTCTAGGTTGTGATGCTTCATCTTGATTTCTAAAATCAAACTCTAAATCACCACCTTCATATTCTATAGGGTCGGTAAGAGATATAGTCATGCTAAGTTTTCTTAGCTTACCATTTGTATTTGGGTCTTCTGGTTGATTATATGGTTCAATATGCGAATCACAATGCCAATCATAAAATTGACCTTTTTTATATTCTGTAAACTGACAGGACTCAGACCAATCCCATTCAAAATTCCAACCAGCATTTGCGTTAGCTTGATGTATATAAGGTTGTATTTCTTTGTAAATCCATCGATCTGACATCCAAACCACGTCTGATTTACGTTTCTTTTGTATGTTTTTAAGGTCTGTTTCGCTGAGATTTTCAGCTTGTGAATTACCTGTGAGAGCTGTTTGTTTATCTTGTTCTTTACCATATCTTACTATTTCATCACAAATTCTTTTTGGTATAACTGATTGAAAGTACCAATAATAGTATTTTAAGTTCATCTTCTCTCCTACAGAAGATTAGTATAATTTATATATGATTTAAAAGATAGGATTGTTAGGACGGCCAAGTGCCTGCTTTCACAAAGTCGTAAACTTCATCTAAACCCCATATACCAGATGCTCCTGATATAAAACTAACTTCAGGTTCTTTGGTAATTACTACACCAGAACCTCCATTTGTTGTACTTGATGGACTTGCTGCTCCTGAACCTCCTGCTCCTACAGTTATAGTGTAAGGTGTGCTACCTACAACAGTAAGTGTAGATTCGGCTGATGCACCACCGCCAGAGCTTTCTCCTGGCACAGAACATCTATAACCTCCTGCTCCACCTCCGCCTCCAAAGTTTTGGAAACCAGTTATTCCATCACTCCAACCGCCCCCGCCACCGCCAGTGTTAGCTGTTCCACTAGCACCTGGATAAGTTGTCCCTGGGCCATTTCCTCCAGCACCACCGCCTCCAGCACCTCCAGTACCAGTTTTTATTGGAGAATTAACATAGTTACTTGCACCGCCACCGCCACCAGCTCTTGTGACAGGTGATCCTGTTATTGATGATGCGACTCCATCACCACCATTTCCACTATGCCTATCAGGTGTATTATGAGGTTGATGGTTTTGTCCTACTTCACTTGCACCACCTCCACCACCAGATAAATCTGTGCCGCCGTGTGCTGCTCTTATGCCATTACCACCTGCAAAACCTTGGCCTGTAGTGCCTGTACCAGTAGCGTAACGTCCACCACCTCCGCCTGATCCTCCAGGTTGATTACCAGGGTTAGGTGTAAAATAACCTGTATCACCTCCGCCGCCACCGCTTGACTGAACAGTTGAAATAGGGGTACCTGCTATAGAAGAATTGCCCCCCCTTGACCCTACAGTAAATGTTGGAGCTACAGGGTGGCCTCCGCCTCCACCACCACCTGCAATAATTAGATATTGTAATGATGTTGTATGAGTCGCTGTGGTTAAAGTGCCACTAGCATTAAAAGTAGTTATTACAGCACTTTGCGTACCTGTTTGTACCGTATTGTCTGGTCCAATTATTCCACCATTACCTTCTGACATATTTAAACCTCGCTCCATGATAGACCACTTGCATCCCACTCGTAGTCTGTTTCTGTTTGTAAATTTTCACCTGTATAAGTTTTACCTAACCACTTTTGATTATCTTCATCCCAAAGAATGAGTACAGGATTAGACTCAATTTCATCTTTACTTGGATAAGTTACAGGTGCTATCCAATCATCATTTGAGTCTAATGACCAAGAAGCAAAGGGTTTTGGTAAGATAAATTTGTCTTTTGCTGCATCGTAGGTAAATCCTATGCCTGCATATTGTTTGCGTTGATTACCATTATAAGAAGTTTGTTTCCAAGCAACACCATTTTCTGAATGTGGTATTAGATTAGCTACAAAGGTTTCTGCTTGTGATGAATAATCTCCACCATTAGCAGCTACATCATCATTAGATATTACAACTACTTGTATTACTTCGTTATTGCTATCAAGTTCTGCAAAGTGAGCCATCTTCTAACTCCTTATGCATCATCTATAATTACACCAGAAACTACATACTCTAAATCACTATTAGCACTAGCTTGAACTCTTAACAAATCTGTTTCATCTAAGTAAAGATCAGTAGATAATAAAGTTAATGTTGAGTCTGCTGGTACAGAGATTGTTTTTGCTATGTGGTAATAGTTTGAACCATTGTCGTTTGATACTGATACAGTTATATCTGCTGCACTAGAACCGTCTACGTTGGAAATTAATAAAGTGTTTACTTTATATAATTTATCAGCAGGTACGTCTATTATATCTACTGCTGAGGTTGTGACTGCCCCACAAACATTAAATCCGTTTATGGAGGTTGAGTTTACTATATTTGGTGTTGCCATAATTGTCTCCTATATTACTAAAATACTAAACTAAAAGCTATAGCTCTTCCGTTAGTAGCAACTACGTTTGATCCTTCCTTAAATTGTGTGCCAATCATAGTTTGTGTTAATGTTATTTCACCGTTCGCAGCAATAGTCATAGCATCTACGTCTGAGGCCGATCCTATTGTT